CAAGCGCACCATCCAGCCCGAACAGTTCGCCGACGGTCTTCGGCAGGGTGTAGCGTTCTTCTTTGACGTTGCCCTCTACAAAGTAGTGCAGCACGCCCCGGCACGCCTCGGAGGAAACCGCCGCAGCCATGTTTTCCAGGCGGGCGCGGGTTGCCCCGTATTCGCCCATCATGCTGTCAACCAGATCGCTCGCCATTGGCGCGAAGAACTCCGCGACGTCTTCGAGCAATTCCCCGTGGATGGTGCCGGTAAGTGCATTCACAGTGGCAGGCCTCGCTGAGCTTTAACGCGGCGCGGGTTGGTGTAAGGGGCGATGACTTGCAGGTCAGCCATTACATGCCAGATGCGGTTGTAGGCGCTGTGCAGACGGTTGTCGCGCACGGTGTTTTTGAAGTTGTCGTAGGTGATGGTTTCCATCGCCAGTTTGGTCAGCGCTTCGGCTACCACGGTGCGTTTTACGACAGCGCGGAACAGGTAGTCGTTGCCGATGGTTTTGGCGACGGTGGCGCCCGGGATCAGCTTTTGAATGTCGCCTTCACGGCGAGCACGCACCAGCAGTTCGTCGGGATTGCAGTCCTTGTGGACGATGGAGAGGAAAGCGTCGGAGATACATACCCACATGATGATGGCCCTTCGTTGTTGTTGAACGTAGGGCCATATTAATCATATTTGAGTAACGGTGCAACTAGAACAGCCAGTTTTTTGCATTTTCTTTTTGAGCCGGCGGAGCAGCTGGTCGTTCACCGGCGCCGATGTCCTCGGCAATGCCGTGGTCAGACCACATATTCAGCTGATCATAGAGGTGCGCTTTCGGCACCAGGCTGACGGCTTGAGTCTCCCAGCCCATGTTGACCGGGGTGCCGCCGACGCGCTTGGCGGTGTACATGCGAGCGACCGAGGTGGTGCGCTCGTAGTCGCCCAGGAAGCCGGTGATTTCCACCTGGAGCCCGGTTTCCTCGAACGCCTCCTTGATCGCGTTGGCCTGCAGCGACAGGTCAGGTTCGGCCGTGCCCTTGGGAAAGCTGCCCTGGTACCCGCCGAACTGGTTGGTCGGGTGGATCAGCCAGACGCGGCCGTCCGGTTCTTCGATGATGACGCCCGACGCGGCCTTTTTCCCGGGTGGCAGGTGAAAGCCTGGTTCAACCAGGTCGTCGTCCTGGCCATCGACATAATCCCAGCCTTCGCTGGTTTGCGGGTGGTCCGCCCAGGCCCGCAGGCCGATGCCGTTGATCGACTTCGGCACGTCGCCATCTGGCACGAACGTGGCGACCGCATCCGGGTGGTGCCAGGTGCTCGGCGCCGAGGCGTGGTGCGGGTCCTTGATCAGGACCATTTCGTCCTTCTCGCCCAGCCGTGGGTGCGCGTGGGCGCGTTCGGTGATGGCAACCTCGCCCTTGCGCATGTGCGGCTTGACGTAGGTGCCATCGCGCTTGGTGTAGCCAGGAACGCGCGACTTGACCAGCAGCTCGTCGACCGGGTACTCATCCGACAGGAAACTCAACTGCAATGCAAAGTTACTCATTGGACTCGATCCCCGCCAGCAACCAGGTGAATGAGCGGATGTTTTCGTCGAGGGTTTCGGCCAGTTCGGCTTGTTCCACTTCATCCGGATCCGCCGCCATGGCGCCGATCGCGCCGTAGATGCGGTGCACGAACACGCCGAAGGCCTGCGCGATGATCTGCTCATCGTCGTCGTGGGGTTGCACCACTTCGCCCATGCGACCACGGATGTGCGTGGCCAGGCCTTCACCGTTCCAGTGCTCGATGACCACGTAGCCGTTGTCCTGCCCGTCAAAGACCTCGGCCAACCGGTGGCATTCGGCGCGATCGGACAGTGCCGCATCCTCGGCGCCGATCTCCCGGCGACCGACCGCTGCATAGCGCCCGGTCACATCGGCAGTCAGCTTGCGCAGGATCTGGTCGATCTCGTTGATGTCGCCCAGGTAAGGCGCATCGCCAGTGGCGCGGCGGGCTGATTCAACCAGCCCGGTCGCGTCGTTGTGGTGGTTCAGTTCTTCGCTCATGCGCCCGCCTGTTGGGTTGGCAGCACAACTGCCTCGACGATGTATTGAGAGCCGCCGCCAAAGCCATCAGCATCGGCGCCGCTCGCTGTTTTGACCGACAGAATCAGCAGTCGGGTGTTAGGTGGCAGAATCAGTTCGTCCTCGTGGGCATGGTTCGACAGCGCGCCACCGTTTTCCAGGGAGCCATTGCCAACCCACAGACCTTTGACGCCAGGCCCGACGTGCATTTTCATTTGCACGTTACCCGACCAGGATGATGGCCGGATCGATGTGGACATAATAGCCGGCTCCTGGAGCACCTTGCCAGCCGCTTTCAAAATTTGATCAAGCGCCGAGCCGTGCACACTCAATTTGCGCGAAAGCACAGTGCCCGGGGTGATGTCGTGGCCCAGCGCATGCAGCGCCTCGCCGGCCGACTTGGCCGCACCCGTCGGGTTACCGCTCCACAACGAACTGTTCATGTCGTGGTAACCGCTACCGGTGTAGGCCTTGATCGCCTGCTTCTGGGTGCCGGGCATCTGTTTCATGGCCAGTTTTGCAGCTGGCGAGTAGGTGGCCGTGCTCAGCTGGCCACTGGCGTAGGTGATTTTTGGCAGCGCGAGGCTGTCCAGCGACACGATGCCAGGGGAGCCGACCAGCAGGAACTTGCCGACCTTCTCGACCGCGTCGCTGTGCGGTGGACCCTTGTGCGGCGGGTAGGCCGCGTTCAGCGAGCTCAGCGGGTGGCCGCCATCAAAGCGGAAGCGCTTCGGCGGGTTCATCTGGTAGCTGATTTCGTTGAGCGTCTGCTGGGCGTAGCCCTTCACATGCTGCGACGGGTGTTCGAGCACCGGCGCGCTACCGGTAACCTCGCCGGTTTCCTTGTTGAAGGTGTTGGCCGACAGGTTCTTGACCGCGTCCGCGCTGCCAGTCTTGGCCGCTTCGTAGATCTCCTGGACCGCCTTCTCGTTGGCTTCGTTGAGGAAAGCCTTGCTCGACGGGCCAGATGCGCCGCTGCCGCCCCAGTTCAGGAAGCTTGGCGGGGCGCTGATTTTCTCGGCCTTGAAGACAATTTTCTTTTCCTTCTTGGCTTTCGGGTACTTGGCCAGCAGGTCTTTTTTACGGGCGATCAGGGTTTCCGCGAGTTTTTTCTTGTCCTCGGCAGTGCCTGGCCCGTAGTTGTTGACCATGGCGTAGATCTGCGAGTCGCTGACGCTCAGCACCTTCGCCACGGAAGCGGTGATGTCGGCCTTCGACAGCTTGCCGAACACCTTGGCCGACTGCGGGTTGATCTTGGCGTCGCGCAGGCTGTCGATTTCCAGCACGCTATCGCCGAAAGTCTTTTTGCCGCCCTGCGCGCGGTACTCGAGGGATCCGCCCGCATCGACGCGCATGGCCTTGCCATCCTTGTCCAGCTGCAGGTTGTCGTATTCCAGGCCGACGGTGTCCCAGTTGCCCAGCCAGGCATCGACCGCGAAGCCGGAAGCCACGCCGTCGGCCTTGGCCAGTTGCGCCGGGGTGGCCTTGGTGACATCGGTCCACTTGCTGGCAATGCCCAGTTTGCCGTCCTTGGTGACCAGCTTGGCATCCTGGCCAGCAACACCGGCGGCGCCGTACAGCTTGGCAGCCAGGACCTCTGATTTCGCCATGTCCTCGTTCGCCGGGAACTTGCAGTACCACTCGACGCCATCCTGGTCGACGAACTTGCCGCCAGGGTTCGAGCCGCCTTGTGGGCCGATCTGTTTCCAGTCGTCCATGGACTCGATCGCCGGGGCGCCGTAGGGCTGTGCAGCAGCGACGGGGGCTGGTGCGGCCTTTGCCTTGGGCTTGGCCTTCTTGCCACCGGCGGCGGCTTTCAGGTCCGCGACGTACTGGTGAATTTTGGCCCCAGCACCGTCAGGGGTGTGCTCGTAGCCAATGACCTTGAAGCTACCGTACACGCCGGGCAGCTTGGTGATGAGCTTGCTGCTGGCCGACATTTTCTTGAGCGCGCCCTTGAACGCATCGGCGCCTTCGTCCTTGGCCTGATCCTTGAGCTTGTTCAGCGCGGTCATGATCTGAGTTTGCTTGCTCGGCATCAGCTTCGACAGATCGGGCATCGGCACCGCGTCGAGCGGGTGCGCGCCCTTGGCCTTGTGATTCTCCAGGGCTTCGGCGTTCAGCTGCTGCTTCACTTCCTCGGTCTGCTGCTTGAACAGCGCTTTGCCGGCGCCATACTTCGCCTCGTCGGCTTCCTGGCTGTTCAGGTACTCCATGATCGATTGCTTCTGCTCGGCGGTCAGCTCGGCGGCTTCTGGCTTGCCCTGCTTGTGCCAGCGGCCGTCCTTGAATACCAGGGTGCTGCCGTGGGCGCCGGGCTTGGTGTCGCCGTCTTTCGGGCCGCCAGACTCAAGGTGTGACATCGCCTGGTGGGCGTAGGCATTCACCTTGCCCAGGTTGCTATCGGCTGATGCGCCTTCGCTGATGTCGATGACGTCTGCCAGGGCGGACTTGTCGCCAGTGGCATGCGCGTGCTCGACCTTTTCGGCCAGTTCAAAGTGTCCCGTGAGGTCGGTAGGCTTCACCGGCGCCGGTGCGTTGGTGCTCAGGTACTCAGCGCCGGCTTTCGCATAGGCGTTGGCCTTCTGGGCTGGCAGGGAAACCAGGCCATCAGTTTGCGCAGCCAGCTGGTGCAGCTTGTTGATGTCACCGGCGGCAATGGCGACCTCGATCTCGCCTGAGACCTCGTTCCAGTGCGCGGAACCTGTCTCAGGCTTTTCAGGTGGGTGCTTGCTCGCTTCCTCCACATCATCCATGCCGGCTTTGATCGCATCGGCCGCGCCGTCGTAGCCGTGAGCCTTGAGCGCTTCGATAGCCTGCTCGCCAGACTTGGCGCTGTGCTTGTTCTTGATGACGTGTACTACCGCCACCTTGGTCGCGGCCGTAACGCTACCAGCTGCTTTGATATCATCTGATAGCTTATCGAACGCTTCCATATCAGATGCTTTGCTATGCCAGTGCTCGGCAGACTCATCGTTGCCCAGCGAGGCGTGCGCCTCGGCGATCTGCTTGTAGGTCGCGGCCGACTTGCCGTGCTTGACGACGTGCTGCTCGGCGACGGCCATCTTGCCCATCGGGCCTTTGGCATCGGCCAGCTGCATCGCGAGGGTAGGGGTAACCGGCTCGGTAACCGTGGCGGTTACTGCAACCGCTGGGGCTGGTTCGCCCGGGGCGCCTTCGAGCGCAGCCAGGGAGATCGCCTTGGCCTGGTTGAGCTTCTTGCCGTAGGTGTTGACCCCGAACTTCATGCCTTCCAGGGTGGCCACGTCGCCAGCTTCGGCGGCGGCCTTGATCGCGGCCAGCTTCTTGTTGGCGTTGATGCCTTCCTTGTTCGGAGTGCCGTCGCCCTTGGTTTCCGGCGAGCTCAGCTTGTCCCATGGGATCTGGCCGAGCATGTCGCTGGCGGTGGCCACCGGCGCCGGTGCAGGTTCTGGGGCAGGGGCAGGGGCGGGCT